AATAGATGTTAGAATCATAGGTGAAGAATATAGAGATAAACAGTTTACTGGTTATCAGTTACCTATGTCAGTCTATTTTAACAGTCGCCAACACAGTTTTTCAACCACTGAGTTACGGCAAAGAGTATTGGAAATTGAAAAGAGTAAATGAGAGTAGCAATAATAACCGACCAACACTTTGGTGCAAGGAATGATTCAACACTTTTCTTAGACTTCTATGAAAAGTTTTATAGAGACACATTCTTTCCCACGTTGAAAAAAGAAAAGATTGATACTGTACTCATTCTTGGTGATACATTTGACCGTAGAAAGTACATCAATTTCTTTTCACTAAAACGTGCAAAGCAAATGTTCTTTGACCCCCTGTTTAACATGGGTGTACAAGTTCATATGTTGGCTGGTAACCATGACACATACTTTAAAAATACCAACGATGTTAATTCATCCGACTTACTTCTTGGTGAGTATGGTATCACATTAAATGTTATTGACCATCCAGCCGAAATATATGTTGGACCACATAAGATTTGTATGATACCTTGGATTTGTGCAGAAAATTATGAAGATTCTTTACAGACATTAAAGGGCACCGATGCAAAGTTTTGTATGGGTCATTTTGAAATTGCAGGCTTTGCCATGTATCGTGGCATGCCATCTGAAGGAGGGTTAGACCGTGGAATTTTTAGGAAGTTTAGTCACACTTTTAGTGGTCATTACCATCACAAATCTTCTAGTGATGATATCTACTATTTGGGAAATCCGTACGAACTTACTTGGCAAGATTATAATGACCCTCGGGGTTTTCATTTGTTTGATTTGGATACTCATCAACTTGAATTCATAGAGAATCCAAACAAGATGTTCCATCGTATTATGTACGATGACAAAGTGAATACCATTAAAGAACTTGATGGTATGGATTTCAAACCATACACAAATACCTATGTCAAAGTGGTTGTAATAAACAAAACCAATCCGTATTTGTTTGACAAGTTCATGAATAACCTGTATAATGTGAACCCAGCAGACATTACAATTGCTGAAGATTTTACAGAATTGGAAGATGGTGATGAAGTGGTTGATGAAGCGGAAGACACACTTACCATATTAAACAAGTATGTTGATGGCATTACAGAAGAAAGTATTGACAACGACCGGTTAAAAACATTATTGAAAGAACTCTACGTAGAGGCATTGAATACTGAACAAGCATGATTTTATTCCAAAAGATTAAGTGGAAGAATTTACTTTCCACTGGAGCTCATTTTACTGAGATTGATTTTACCAAGTCTAATAATACATTGATTATTGGCCACAATGGTGCAGGTAAATCCACAATTTTGGATGCATTGTGCTTTGGATTGTTTGGTAAACCTTTTCGTAAAATCAACAAACCACAGTTATTAAATTCCGTTAACAATAAAGAAGCTGTTATTGAAGTACATTTCAATATTGGCCAAAAGAAATACAAGGTCATTCGTGGTATTAAACCAAACGTATTTGAAATTTATCTGAACGATGTATTGCTGAACCAAGATGCAGCTGCAAAAGACTATCAAGAGATACTAGAGAATAATATTCTCAAATTAAATTACAAGTCTTTTACGCAGGTTGTCATTCTTGGTTCAGCATCCTTTGTTCCATTCATGCAGTTATCAGCATCAGATCGCAGAGCAATCATTGAAGACCTATTAGATATTCAAATCTTTTCTTCAATGAACAATGTTATCAAAGAGAAGAATTCAGCCATCAAAGATGATTTAAGTAAATCTAAGTATGCCATTTCTCTTACCGAAGAAAAGATAACATTACAAAAACAAAATATTGAAGAACACAAAAAGAACCATGATGCGGATATCAACCGCAAACGGGAAGAAATTGGAAAATCAAAGATGCAAATGAGCAAATTGCAAAATGATATTCAATTGATTAATAAACATATTGCAGTACTACAAAATAAGGTTGGTGATAAGAAAGAGAAACTGGATAAAAAATCCAAAGGCTTATTTCAAATCAAAGGTAAAGTACAAACTAATATTGACCGAAATCAAAAAGAGATTGACTTCTATGAAACCAATCATGATTGTCCAACATGTAAACAATCAATTACACCTGAGTGGAAAGATTCTCAGGTACAAGAAAAAACACAAAAAATTACCACACAAAAAACTGGCTTGGTTGAGATTGAGCAGGAGTTAAACAAAGTAACTACTGAAATGAAATCTATTACGGATATCATTACACACATTAGTGAACACAGTGGTGAAATTATTAAACACACTTCTACTATATCGGCAATAAGCAATTACATCACCAAATTAAACAATGAGATAGATGAGTTGACCAATAAACAGACTGGTACAGAAGGTGGTGACCAGAAGTTAATTGAGTTAAATGTTGCATTGAATGAGTATAAGGCAAACTATGAAAATGTTTTGATAGAAAAACATTACCATGAATTTGCAGGTAGTTTATTGAAAGATGGTGGCATTAAGACACGTATCATTAAACAATACTTACCAATTATGAATAAGTTGATTAACAAGTACTTGTCTGCAATGGACTTCTTTGTTAACTTCAACATTAATGAAAACTTTGAAGAAACAATTAAGAGTAGGCACCGTGATGAATTCTCTTATGCCAATTTCTCCGAAGGTGAGAAAATGCGTATTGACTTGGCCTTATTGTTTACTTGGCGTCAGATTGCCAAACTAAAGAATAGTACCAATACTAATTTGTTGATACTAGATGAGGTGTTCGATTCTAGCCTTGATACAGTAGGCACAGAAGAATTTCTAAAGTTGATACATGAAATGGGAACAGACACAAATGTGTTTGTTATTTCCCACAAAGGAGACCAACTGTTCGACAAGTTCCGTTCGGTCATTAAGTTTGAGAAAAAAGGAAACTTTTCAAGGATTGCAAAATGAATACAGAAGATATTATTTTATATAACACAGAAGAAACGATTAAGGTTGCACCAGCAACTGAAACGGTTGAAACATTTGATTTGGTGGCACCAGACCATCCATCTCTCCACAAAGTTTTACCTGAATTTAATTTTGAAAATGTACCAATCAATCCAAATAGTTTTGCATCCACTTTAGTTGAAACTTGTAAGAAGTATAATGGTATTGGTCTTTCAGCCAATCAATGTGGTTTTGAATACCGTGTATTTGTTATGGGATCAGGTGAAGAATATGTGGCATATTTCAATCCAAAAATTATTTCATCAAAAGGTGAAACACACATGGAAGAAGGTTGCCTTTCTTTCCCTTTCCTAAATTTGAGAATCACCAGGCCTGCCGAAGTTGAAGTAGAATATCAAGACTTTACCGGTATTACACGTACCAAAACATTTACTGGTATAACTGCTCGTTGTTTTCTCCATGAGCTTGACCACATGAACGGAATAGTGTATACTAGTAGAGTGAAACCACTGGCGTTACAATTTGGTTTGAAGAAACTAGATAAGATTAGACGCAAGTATTTTAATCCTAAGAATATGAAACAACTGCAAGCAAGAACTTAATGGCAACACCTATAGATTATGTTGATGCTCAATGGGAAAAATGGCAGGTATTAAATGATCCTGATCGTTTTGAACATATTGATACCGAGCAATTAAAAAATATATTGATTAACGACCTCACGTATGCATCAAAAATGGATGTACGTGAATATACTTTATATCAAAAGTGGCTAGAAGTGCATGAGAAATATCCAACTAGAACAATCAGTACATTGTTTGAAGAAGATGTTCAGTTGGTAGACATTACACAAAAGAAACTGGTTGAAAAGGTTAAGAAGAATTTTTGGATGCCAGAAGGTCCGGATGACTATGAAAAATTGAAACCAAAATTGGTCTTGTCTAACGGACCTTTGGCTGAAACTTGGAATACAGTACGCACCTTTTCTTCTACAATGAAGAATAATTCTAACATTGGTCGTAACCTATATTACACCGTGGTCGATGAAGTTACAAACAAGTATCTTGGTGTTATGTGTATATCGTCCGACTTCTTGGATTTGACTCCAAGAGATGCCGCAATTGGTTGGCCTAGAGATGTTAAGACACAACAAGGCATGATTAACCATACTGCAATTGGTTCTACGATTGTTCCTTTGCAGCCTTTGGGTTTTAATTATATGGGTGGTAAATTATTGGCACTATTGTGCCTTGCTGATACTGTACAAAATGATTGGAAAAGACAATATGGAGATGTTCTCGTTGGAGTTACAACTACTTCCCTTTATGGCAACACTAAATCCGGTGGCCTATCTCAGTATGATGGCCTTGAACACTGGAACAAAATGGGTTTCTCAAGTGGTTCGGTTGCTTTTGAACCGTCACGCAAAACTCGAGCTATGATTTATGATTGGGTTAAAGAAAATTATACACGTAAATATTTTGAATGGTGGGAAGCTAAGAATCAAAAAGGACTTCCACTTAAGCGTGACCACAAGAATCGCACATTAAATTTTGCGTATGGTAAGTTAGGTATTCCCAAGGAACTTATTCGTACCGAACATCAGAGGGGAATTTACTTCTCTCCTCTATACAACAACACCAATGAATATCTTAGGAAAGAAATTGGTGATGAACAACTGGTTAAATCATTTGATACCAGTGAAGAAACCTTGGCACATATTTGGAAAACCAAATATGCCAAAGGTCGTATATCAATGTTGAAGAAAAAGAACAATGTATCTTATGAATCCTTGTTCTATGATGACTTGATATTCATGGATTGGAACCAGACTAAAGAAAAATATTTAGGACAGGTAGGTAGATAAAGGTATAAATAGGTGTAGGTCACAGGATTGCCGTCCTTACCTACTCTAACATTGTAAAGGAATGCCAGCATGAATATTTATTCTATCTACAAAGCCACAAATAAAATAAACGGAAAAGTATATATTGGATTTGATTCAAATTGGCCACAAAGAATGTGGGAACACAAATCTCCGTCAAATTTCAATAAAAAATATAAATTCTATAATGCTTTAAGAAAATATGGACTTGATGGTTTTGAATGGAATGTAATATATCAATCTTTAGATAGAGAACATTGTTTACACACGATGGAACCTTTTTTTATAAAAGAATATAATAGTCTAAAAAAAGGATATAATAGCACTTTAGGTGGAGAAGGATTGTTTGGATATAAACATACTGAAAATTTTTACCTTAAAAAAAGAAAACCTGTTACTATTGATGGTATTACCTATGCTTCTAGAAGTGAAGCAAGAGAAAAATTAAATGTTTGTTGGAGAACTCTATATAAAATGATAGATGGTAAAATTATATTTCCACAATATGTTCGTTCTGGTAAATATAATGGTCAATCAAAATCGGTAATAATTTTTGGTATAGAATACGAAAGTAAAACCCAGGCCAAAAAAGAATTGGATATTGGATGGAAATTATTGAATAAAATTATTGATGAGGAGTTGGACTTTATTCCTGAAGAATCCTTAAGGAAAAGACAAAACTCATTGAAAGGATTTGCCAGCAAAAAAATGGCAGATAAAAACATATACCACAAAATATGTTGACACACACACTAAGTAATAGTATAATGTGAATACTTGCAGAACGCAAGAACTTTGTTTAACTTTGTCATTAGGAGATTTATCTTGACTAAACTATCCGCAAAAACCCGTATCCTTAATTTCTTGAACAAGAAAGAGGGATATAACACACTTTCGACCGCACAGGCTCGTGCTCGTTTCGGCATCCAAAACGTTGCCGCACGTATTGATGAACTTCGTCAAGAAGGTCATGTAATTTACACCAACACCAAATCCCGTGGTGATGGTAGCAAAGTTGCCGTGTATCGTGTGGGCACACCAACCAAATCTATGGTTCGTGCTGCTATCAAAGCTGGTTACAGCTTCACTGCCTAATTAGGTGAATTGTGGGGAGACCACTTCTAGTGGTACTCCCCTTTTTTTTATTTTTGGAGAGTAAATGGAAATTTCAATTAAAAAAGAGGAACTTCAAAAGAAAAGTATTTTTGTTGCGACACCAATGTATGGCGGCATGAATCATGGACTGTATGCGAAAGCTTGTCTTGATTTACAAGCTGTTTGTATGCAGTATGGTGTGAGCGTGAAATTTTCATATCTTTTCAATGAGTCCCTAATCACTAGAGCAAGAAATTATCTCGTAGATGAATTTCTAAATCGTTCAGATTGTACACACATGTTGTTCATTGACGCTGACATTCATTTTGATCCTAAAGATGTTATTGCACTTCTTGCTTTGGACAAGGATGTTATTGGTGGCCCTTATCCTAAGAAAGCCATTAAATGGTCTTCTGTTAAGAAAGCTATGACTAAAAATCCAGATATGGATGCTGGAAACTTGGACAAAGTTACAGGCGATTATGTATTTAATCCTGTACGTGGTACTGATAAGTTCTCTGTTTCTGAACCACTTGAGGTTATGGAAATTGGAACTGGTTTTATGATGATTAAACGTGAAGTGTTTCCTAAATTTGCGGAAGCATTCCCACAGTTGCGTTACAAACCAGATCATGTTGGCCAAGCTCACTTTGACGGTTCACGATACATTCATGCTTACTTTGATACAATGATCGACACCGTAGATTCTGCAACAGGTGGTGGTTCTGACCGTTACCTATCAGAAGATTATATGTTCTGTCAGTTGTGGCGCAAGACAGGTGGTTCGATTTGGTTGTGCCCCTGGATGCGTTTGGATCACATTGGAACATATCACTTCAAGGGAGATATGCCTGCCGTAGCAAACTTTGTTGGAGAAATGTGATGATTGTCGGCCTTGTAGGTTTCATTGGTTGCGGTAAAGGTACCGCTGGTGATATATTAAAAGATTTTGGTTTTCAACAAATTAGTTTTGCTGGTGGTGTGAAAGACATTGCCGCAGTCATGTTTGATTGGCCAAGAGAGTACCTAGAGGGCGACACAAGCACATCCAGAGAGTGGCGGGAACAACCAGATAAATTCTGGTCTAAAAAATTTGGTAAGGATTTTACACCACGATTAGCCCTACAGTTACTTGGTACTGAGGTTGGTCGTGGTATTTTCCATGAAAATTTTTGGGTTGATAGGTTAGAAAGACTTATTGATAGAGAGAAAAATTATGTCATCACTGATGTACGATTTCAAAATGAAATTGATTTTGTACACAAAAACGGTGGTGTTATGATTGAAGTGCGGCGTGGTATTTCTCCACACTGGTATGAGATTGCCGCACAAGCAAATAGAGGTTCACATAAAGCCGAAAGTTTTATGTATGAAAATGGTCCACATGAATCTGAATGGAGATGGATAGGTGGTCATATTGACCACACCATCGACAATGATGGTACTGTGGAAGACTTGAAAAATAATTTAATGAAGTGCTTGACTCGTTCTTACGGATCGAATACAATAAGTGAATTGACTGAAGGAGTATCGTAATGAAATTATCGAATGAGACCTTAACGGTTCTTAAAAACTTTGCCAACATTAATCCTGGCATTGAGTTTAAGACTGGTAAGAAATTGACAACCATTTCTGCAACCAAGACTGTCTTGGCAAAAGCTGGAATTAAAGATGACTTTCCACAAGACTTTTGTATCTATGATTTGAACCAATTTTTGTCGGTTCAATCCTTGTACAAAGACGGTGAAATTGATTTCGATAACGAACATGTTATCTTCAAGGTTGGCCGTAAGAAACTAAACTACCGTAAGACTGCAAAGAGTATGATTGTAACACCACCAGATAAAGACTTGAATCTTCCTTCTGTGGATGTAGCTTTCACATTGAAAGAAGAAGAATTGGCTTCTGTTCTTAAAACTGCAAGCATTCTACAATCACCAAATATCGCCATTACATCCGATGGTGAAAAGATTTACATTACAACCTGTGATGCAAAAGACAACTCTGCACATACTGATTCAACAGAAATTGCTGATGGTAATGGCAAAAAGTTCAAGGCATTATTCTTAACCGAAAACTTTAAGATGATTGCCGGTACCTATGAGGTACAAATTTCTTCAAAAGGTCTATCCTATTTTAGAAATACAAAAGAAGATATGCAATATTGGATTGCTATCGAAGCTAAAGAATCAGACCTAACATTTGGAGAATAATATGATTTGGATTACAGAATCAGCAAGCGGCAACAAGATTGCCGTTAATCCCACATACATTGTGGCCGTGTTCACCATTTCCGAAGGTGACCAAAAAGGTAAAACAGCAATCAATTTAACCAATGGTAATGTTGTTGTTGATGAATCCGATTATGATGTTATCGGAATGATCGTTGCAAAATGACTAAAGTAAATACACTATTCGGTTCCTTTGATGACGAAGCATTGAAAAAACTCAAAGGATATGTGGATGAAGCGGTTCACCACATGCACAAGAATGATTCTAACAATGCTGCAATCAAAGACATTATTGACCTTGCATATGATGAGTTAAAGATTCCTAAAAAGATTCTTAAACGCATGGCAAAAACCCAACACAAGAACTCATTTCAAACTGAGGTTGCGGAATCTAAAGAATTTGAAGCACTATATGAAAGTATGGTTGAGGTTAAGTGATGAAACAGTTGGAGATTCAATTCTTTTATCCATTGACGGATCAAAAAACATTGGATTTAGATTTCTCTCCAAGTGAACAATGGATTGCAGAATGGCGAAAGATTCAATGGCAACCCATCAATGTGATGAGCCCTTTATTGATTGGTAATGGCGGCACTGGCCTTACTATATCATCGTCATCACCAACGGCAGGTTCTTTTGTTATAAGACCACCTTCTGTGAAAAATGTTGGTAAGTGGGAAATTACAGATTCTATGTTTGTGTATAGACCCACTAAGCCAAATGCAGTCGTAAGATTTTTTGCCAAGTTACTGCTTGGTTTTAAATGGCATGACGAAATTCAATCCTAAAATTGAATATATAGAGATGAGATATCATATGATATCTCTTTTTAATTAGAGTTCGTGTTTGGTTAGAGTTTTTCTTCCTGCACCTACTTATTTTATAAGGAAAAAACATGTTCGATACAAAAACTATCGACCTTAAAAAGGTCACATTTACTGAAATTAAATCTCCAGGTATACGTTTTAAAAAACGTATTATTGTTAACTTTTCAGAGATAAACAATCCTGGTTTTAAAATAGGCAATCCCGTTAGAATAAAAGGTAAAGATGTTTCTCATATTCAGCGATTGGAAATTTCATTTGCTCAAGGGATTGATTACTCACAAATGCCACCAACATTGATTGAAAAATCTAACAATGATTCTGGTCGCATTACAAAATACGAATTAATTACTGGCAATCATAGTTTTGAAGCTATGACAAACATTGGTTTTAATGAATGGGTATTTGACATATATGATTTAACTCCTAATTCTGGATATGGATATGAAGATGCTGTCCGTACATTTCAATTAAAAGAAAACAATGAAATTCCAAAGTTAGGTTCATGTGAGGAAGATGTTGTAAATATTATTTGTAGATTAATAGACCACGCCTCAAAATTAGTTGAAGCCAAAGAAGATAGTATCAAACAATATGTTGATACTGTTTGCACATATATGCACTGGCAAACAAGAGCCAAAATTGTAAGAGACACACTTCGTAAATTGTCAAAAAATGGTAAAAATCCATACAGAGATTATATAACATACACCGCATCAGATGTAAATGATTTTATACAAAAAAATACAGACCTTGTTGCTTTTGGTGAATTTGATATGCATAGACAAAAAACCGGTTGGTCGATTTTGGAAGGTTATGAATATGAAATTTTAATGAATGCCATTAAAAAATACCATACGGAAAAACGTGAATCTTATTTCACGTTGCATACAGGAAATTTAACAGACAAATATTCCAGCGCAAAAGAAAAACGTGATAAGATGGTTAATAATTTAAAGACTCTTGAAGGATCATTGTTAAGCGTTTTTGAATTTTATAAAAAGAACAAAAAATTTCCATGGGAAATTATGGGATGTTTACCACAAGATGTTCGTAGTGGTGAGAAAGATTATATTTATTTTTAAGTGACTTGACATGGCCTTCGGGCCATGTTATAATTTTATTTTATATTATGGAGAATTTGAATGTCGCAACACATTTTGTGGGTGGAAAAGTATCGTCCTAAAACCATTGAAGATTGTATTCTTCCTGATGGTATCAAAGCAACATTTCAGGAGTATGTAAACCGCAAAGAGATTCCCAATCTCTTGTTGGCCGGTTCTGCTGGCGTTGGTAAAACTACAATTGCAAAGGCTCTCTGTGAAGAAGTCGGTTGTGATTACATTATGATTAACGGTTCAGATGAATCGGGTATTGATGTTCTACGGAACAAAATTAAAAACTATGCATCGTCAATGTCCTTGTCTGGTGGACGCAAAGTTGTTATCATTGATGAAGCGGACTATCTAAATCCAAATTCAACTCAACCTGCCATGCGTGGTGCGATTGAGGAGTTTGCATCCAACTGTTCTTTCATCTTCACATGTAACTTTAAGAACAGGATCATTGATCCAATCCATTCTCGTTGTACTGTTGTTGACTTTAAAATCAATGGCAGTAAACAAAAGATGGCTGCGGCTTTCTTTAAACGTGCTGAGTGGATTCTGGAACAAGAAGGTATTACCTACGACAAATCCGTGGTCGCTGCGGTTATTACTAAACACTTTCCCGACAATCGCCGTGTTCTAAATGAATTGCAGCGTTACTCGGTTAGTGGTACAATTGACAAGGGCATCCTGGCATCCGTTTCCGATGTTCAAATGAATGAGTTGGTATCTTCTGTTATGAACAAGGACTTTGCTTCTTGTCGTAAATGGGTGACAAACAACCTCGATAATGATATCACCAGAATCTTTAGAAACATTTATGATGCATTGTATGACAAATTGAAACCAAACTCTGTACCACAAATGGTTCTTATATTGGCCAAGTATCAATATCAAGCAGCATTCGTGGCTGACCATGAAATCAATTTGATTGCTTGTCTGACAGAACTTATGGTTGAGTGCGAATTCAAATGAGTCCGTTCGACTATGCTGATTTCATCCTAAGAAAAAAGACACCAGAAGGTGACTTAGATTTCAAGGATTATGCACCTTTTCTAATCAACCGGTCTCTTTCCAACCACCTAGACTGTGTACTACATGTCAATGAAATCAACATGTGGCCTGGTCTGGACAAGGACATGCAATACCAGTATCTTCTAAATAGTATCAGGCCCATGAAACGGAAGTTTGTTCCGTGGCAAAAAGCCGATTCTGATAGGGATATTGAGTGTGTGAAAATCTATTTTGGTTATTCAAACGCCAAGGCTAAAGAAGCCCTTCGTATTCTTACTGATGAACAAATCGCTGATATAAAAACAAAAATAGATACAGGCGGAGTGAAGAATAATGATAGACGTTAAAGACCTAGTTGAAGTGACATTGGATGAAAAAGATGATTTTTTAAAAGTCCGTGAGACATTGACACGGATCGGTGTTGCGTCCAAGAAGGACAAGACACTATATCAATCTTGCCACATACTCCACAAACGTGGTCAATACTATGTGGTACATTTCAAAGAGTTGTTTGCCCTAGATGGTAAACCAACCGACATTACCGAAAATGACTTATCACGTAGGAATGCTATTGCAAACCTATTGGAAGATTGGGGTTTAGTAAAAATTGTCAACAAGAAACAGACCGAGGTACCTGCACCTATCTTTCTTTCACAGGTAAAGATTCTTTCTCATAAAGAGAAGAATGAGTGGCAATTAACACCGAAGTACAATATTGGTAAAAAACCACAATCGGCTTGACAACCTGTATAAATAATACTATAATAATGGTGCCGTGCTCTTTGAGGCGGCAATTTTTTAATCTTGCTTTTTAAGGAGAAAACTATGACAGGATTACTGTTTCCAAAATTCGACCAACTGTACCCGAACATGATTGGTCTAGACCAGATTACCGATATGTTGCAATCTGCAACCAAAGATATTGCGAAATCTGTACCAACTTATCCCCCATATAATATCAAACAAATCAAAGACAACAAGTTCGTCATCGAAATGGCTGTTGCTGGATTTGCAAAGTCTGATATTGAAATTACCATGGAAGGTAATAAGTTGGCCATCAAAGGTGCCTCTAAAGACGATGACAACCAGGATTATCTATACAAAGGTATTGCCAACCGTGCATTTGAACGCACCTTCACACTGAAGGATACGATTGAAATTAAGAATGCTGAATTGGTTAATGGTATGCTTAAGGTGTGGTTGGAAAATATGGTGAAGGCTCAAGACGCCATCAAGAAAATTTCCATTCAAACAAAGGAAGACTAATGTTTAAAAAACTATTTTCAAGTATATTGGAAGCCATAGAGGCTATCAAGAAACACAGGTCAGACCGTACCTTAAAAGGTAGATAACCATAAAGGGTCTTGACAGACCCTTTTTTTTGTTGTATAATGATGTCATTATGAAAACTGTTAAAACTTCCATTCGCAAATTACGCAACCGCTTGAACCCAAGTGAAATCTATTTTACTCAATCCGATTGGGATCCCAAAGAGATTGATGGTGTACTATTTCTGCCTGTGGCGGAACAGATACCAATTCCTAGAGGACGCATGTTAAAGTGGATGCGGAAAGATTCTTTGGAATATGTCAAATAAGGGCTGATAGCTTAATGGTAAAGCAGTGAACTCATAATTCATTGAGTCTAGGTTCAATTCCTAGTCAGCCCACCATTTTAAAATAATATGAAACAAAAATTTCGTGATGCGTATATGAAGGTGGCGGAGACTTTTGCAGAATTGTCCTCGGCTCGTAGACTTCATGTTGGTGCCATTGTAGTCAAAGATGACAGAATTATTTCAATTGGTTACAATGGTATGCCTTCTGGTTGGGATAACAATTGTGAAGATAAAGAATATATGGACCAAACCGCAGGTGGTTGGTTGTCACCTGAAGAAATTAAAGAACAGTGGCCATGGAGTGAACAACAGTTACCAAAAACTGAAGGCCTTCCGTGGCTTCGTTATAGATTAAAAACCAAACCTGAGGTACTTCATGCGGAAACTAATGCAATCGCTAAGCTGGCAAGATCGAATGAATCTGGCCTTGGGGCTCATCTCTTTGTTACTCATGCACCTTGTTTGGACTGTGCCAAGCTTGTTTACCAATCTGGTATCAATAGCGTTTATTATCGCAATAGTTATCGTATCCAAGATGGCTTACATTTCTTGGAAAAAGCAGGAGTGAAAGTGGAAAAGATGTAAATCTCTAAATAAGCCTGGGACATTATTGTCCAAAGGAGTTCCCATGCGTGTTAAGGTAGTGAATTGTCCAGACAAAGACTTCAAGCCTTTTGTAGAAAGAGCTGCCCAATTCTACGCCAAAGAACTTGTGCCTAACACCAGAATACGAAACAACTGTTTTACAGAAATAAAATTTGATGAATCCATACAAGAATATGGGTTCGCAAGTGTTGAAGAATATAATACAAGAAACCAGCCAAGACAGTTTTTGATAGAGATTCATCCAGGCATTGGGTCCAGAAGAATACTAGAAACACTGGCCCATGAAATGGTTCATGTCAAACAGTACATACAAAATGAAACCAACGACCAGTTGACCAAGTGGCGTGGTAAAAGGATCAATTCAGACAAAGTGGACTATTGGGTGCAACCATGGGAAATAGATGCATATGGCCGTGAGACTGGACTACTAACAAAGTTTGCAATTTCGGAACATCTGTGGGAAATTTTTGATGATTTTGTTAACCCTGGAGAACCAATAGTTAAACAACCAATTAAATGGAGAAAATAAAATATGTCACACCCAAAACAACAAGAGTTTGTAAAAAAATTATCAACCGATTTTCCACAAAATTTCAACAACGTAAAGATGTTAGAAGTGGGTAGTTTAAATATCAATGGCACCATGAGAATACATTTCAAAGATTCTGAATATGTTGGTGTTGATGTTGACGCAGGCAAAGATGTTGACTTAGTTTGTGAAGGTCAGCTTGTCGACCATGCAGATGGCATATATGACACCACAGGTTCTTGTAATTGTTTTGAACACAATCCATTTTGGGTTGAAACATTTCAAAACATGTATCGCATGACGAAAAAAGACGGATTAGTTTTCATTACTGTACCGACAACTGGTGCACCTGAACATGGTACATCAAATGCAAAACCAGAAGATAGTCCACTGACTGTCGGTAAAGGTTGGGAATATTACAAGAATCTTACAGAAGAAGATTTTCGTACTAACTTTGATATGGATAGTATGTTTCATACATATAAGTTTGAAACAAATGATACTCCCGAATTATTTTTTCAAGGATTCAAAAAATAATTTCAAAAACCGCTTGCCGAGGCTCAAAGTTTACTATATAATACAAACATATTTAATTTTTTAGAAAGAAAAAAGTGTCTCTCATATCCCATAAACCCTTTACGTTGCAACCAGAGTATCGCACAGTTAATTGCGCTGATAGCTCATGGGCGATTGCAACCGGGTTTTGTGTAGATGAGGGATGGGACGGATAAAAAAGTTCTAAAAAAGACTTCAAACACAAGACCCTAGACCTAAAAAATCTAGGGTTTTTTGTTTGTTGTTTCAATACAACACAGTGGTTGCCAGAATCTTTGGTTCTGATACAATACACACTTGTTCTTTAAAAATTTGTTGTAGTTTATTCCCGAATGGTGTAGTGGCAGCACAGCAGACTTTGACTCTGTTAGTATAAGTTCGATTCTTATTTCGGGTGCCATATTCAAACACATTATAGTGACGCATGAGCAGGTCACCAACTTCCGCTGGTTACGACAATCGTAAGTGAGTGAAGATAGTGTGTTTGAATATGGAAGTTTGGCAGAGTCCGGTTTATTGCAGCAGTCTTGAAAACTGCCGGTCCGAAAGGGTCCGAGAGTTCGAATCTCTCAGCTTCCACCAATTATGTGCGTTTGGTCTAAATGTTAGGGCGTCATGACATGGGGCTAGAAACCTCAAGATGCGGGTTCGAATCCCGTAACGCACACCAAGTAATGGAGAGTGGGCAGGATGGTAATGCAGCGGATTGCTAATCCGTAGGCTCACGAAAGTGGGCCACAGGGTTCGACTCCCTGACTCTCCACCAATGCCAGCGAGACTTGGTAGTCAGAGAGGTCTTATACACCTTTTAGCGCCAGATTAGCGTTCTTGATAGGGTTCGATCCCCTACGCTGGTACCAGATTTTATGTTGGTGTGACCCGAATGGCTAGGGAGCAGATTGCAAATCTGTTATATGCAGGTTCAAATCCTGTCACCAACTCCAAACATGTTGTAGAAATACAACAGTACTGGTTGACAAAAGATGTGGTTGTGTTATACTTCATACATGAATTGAGAAATCAATCAAACGTTCTTTAAAAATTTGTTGTAGTTAATTGCACCTATCGTCTATCGGTTAGGACGCTGCCCTTTCAAGGCGGAAAGAGGAGTTCGATTCTCCTTAGGTGTACCATTTGTTTTGCTGATGTAAGCCATGAGGTAAACGTCAA